AAACAAATTTACTTTGATCCTGCAGAATCCGTAGGATTAGGAACAACTGCTGGAGTTGGAATTGGAACGACGATTTCCTTCTCCAATCCAGGTGCTGCTGCAACTTCAGTCTTTATTCAAACTAAAGCAATTTATCTTCCAGGACATAATTTAGAAACTGGAGATCAAGTAACGTATTCTACTGGAATCGGAACAGTTAAAGGTTCTGGTATAATTGTGCAAGATGAAACTAATGTTGGAGTTGGAACAACTCTCGCGGATGGGTCAAGTTTGTTTATTGCAAAAATCAATGACGATTTAATTGGAATTGCAACTGTAAAAGTTGGTCTTGGAACGACAGGAACATTCGTTGGATTAGAAAATCCTGTTTCAACCACACTATTCTTTAGAAATGTTGGAACTGGAGATACTCATAGTTTCAAAACAAATTATAATGTAATTACTGGAGACATCAGAAGAAACTTAGTTACTGTTTCTACTGCAGGAACTCATGGTTTGAGTTCACCTCATAACATTTTTGTTAATGTTAATCCACAGAACACTGGTATTGTAACTTTAACTTATAATGATTTTAATAGAAGATTGATTGTAAATCCTGTCGGGTTCGTAACTGCAGGAGTTAATACTACAACAAATGCAATAACAATTAATTCTCATGGATTTAAAACTGGTGATAAAGTAATTCATACATCAGAATTGTCTTCCGCAGGATTGGTAGATAATAGATTTTATTATGTTGTAAGAGTTGATAATAACAGAATTAAATTATCAAATACTTATTTCAATGCAACTCAACTAAAACCAATTATTGTAGGAATAACTAGTGCCTCTTTAGGAACTATTAATCCAATAACCCCATCAATAAAACTGTATAGGAATTCTACAGTAACTTTTGATCTTTCGGATGGTTCATTGTCTTATGTAAAACAAGGAACAACCTATCCTGCATTCAAATTTAATTTGTATGTTGATAAAAACTTTACTAAAGAGTGGGAAAAATCCAAAGATAGTAGCACATTTGAATTAACTAGACAAGGTACTATTGGAACATCTGGCGCAAAGGCAGAATTAATTGTTAACGAAAATACACCTAATGAACTTTATTATAACCTAACACCAATCTATGAAAGTGATCTTCCTATTGAAAAATCGGAGATAGTAACTGATGGTGAAATTATTTCTGGAAACACCATTATTCCTAAAAATAGTCTCTATAATGGAACCCATACTATTACAGTAGGAACAACTACTACTTTTACATATTCTATTCCAGAAACTCCAGAGAAGTCTTCTTATGATACTTCCTCATTAATTACATATGATACTGATTGCACTCATACATATGGTCCTATATCAAAAATTGAACTTACTAATCAAGGATCAAATTATTACTCTCTCCCAGGTATAACCACAGTAAACACTCTCTCAGGTAATGGTGCTATTTTAGAGGTTAAGAGTTCAAGTATTGGTTCTCTTAAGAACATGAATTTGGATGATATTGGATTTACTCTACCATCAGATCCAACACTAAATCCTAGAATTCTTCTTCCTCAAACTATTAAACTAGAATCTCTAGCATCATTCGACACTATAGGAATTACTTCTTTTGGAAGAGGATTCTCAGTTCCACCCAAGCTTATCGTAATAGATGGAAAAACTTCTAAACAAGTTACTGATGTTGATTTAAAAGTTACACTCGGAAATTCTACAGTAGAGATTCTGAAGAACACCGATGGTATGAGTGATGTAATACCAACGATCATACCAACGCAGAGTAGTGCTGGTGTTGGAATTAGCACTGTTGGATTTAACACAATAACCGAAACAGTAACAGCAACTTTATCTGTTGGATTTAGTACAGTTAATGTTTTCCCATTTGCAGTTGGGGATAAAGTTCTTGTAGAAGGTATTAGTGTTGGTGTAGGGTCTACTGGAAAAGGATACAACTCTTCTGGATACGATTACAAGTTGTTTGATGTCACTGGAATTACCGAAAATCTTGGTGGTATTGGAAGTGTTACTTATAGTATGGCTGGATTATTCGAGAATGGAAGTTTCCCAGGAACTTTCGATTCTGTTAATTCTTCTGGAAAAATTCTTGCATCTAAACATTTCCCAACGTTTGAATCCACCCTAAGCAAGAAAAACTTTATTATTGATGAAACAATCACATCAGATTCTGCAACTGGGACAGTTCAAAGTTGGGATTCAAAAGTTAACACACTGATTGTTTCATCAAATGAAAATTTTGTTGTTGGTGAAGTAATTAAGGGATCTAGTTCAAAGGTTCAAGGAATTGCATCATCTATTACTTCTTTTGATTCTTACATTAACCTAGGAGCAACTTCAAAAGTTGTGCAGGGTTGGCAAGAAGACTTTGGCAGACTAAATTTTGAACTACAAAAACTTCAGGATAACTTCTATTATCAAAACTTCTCATATTCATTGAGATCTAGGGTTCCTTATGATAATTGGAATGATGATGTTTCTTCTTTAAACCATACATTGGGATATAAGAAGTTCTCAGATTATCAATTGGAATCTAACAACAGCAATAATATGACTGTTAGACCTTTAACAAATATTGATGATGATTCTACTAATATTACTAATGTTCATAATATTGATGGATTTGCAAATATAAATTGTGTTTATGGATTTGATCTTGCTACAGAAAATAATCTGACTCAGAATTCAAGACTTATTTCTGATGAAGTAATTTTCTCTAATAGAATTCTTACAGATTATTTTGAATCCTTTGGTAATAGAGTTCTTTCTATTGATGATCTTGGTGGTCAATTTAATAGTAATCCTAGATCAACTCCCTTTAGTGTAGTAGATACTTTCTCCTTAAGTGATATTAGATTCCAGAAATATATCACATACGTTAGAGACAGAAGATATAATGCACAGAGACAATTAATGCTTGTCGATCTTCTCCATGATGGTTCCCGTGGATATTTGAATCAATATGGTAGAGTTGAAACACAGTATGATCAAGGTTCTTTTGACTTTGCTATTTCTGGAACAGATGCTCAACTTCAATTCTATCCAACTAAATCTACAGTTAATGATTACAACCTTAGTGTTTTCTCTTATAACTTAAATGATAATTTCCTTGGAGTTGGAACAACAAGTCTTGGTGGTGTTGCAACAATTGAAACTAAGAGTTCTCCAGTAACTTCTGGTGTCACAACCACTATTGTTTCAATCGGAGATACACATACTGGTGTTAAAGTTCTGGTTAATATAAATCCAGATTTGACTAGAAATGAAGAGTTTGAAGCAGTTGAACTTAATATTGTTCATGATGGAACAAATATTGAAATGATGGAATATGGAAGATTAACAACAAATCTTGGTGGAGTTTCTGCAACTGGACTTGGTACATATCATGCTTATTTTAGTGGATCTTCTTTGAATGTTGACTTTATTCCAACTTCCGTTGGTATTGCAACCACGGGTGTAATTAATACTATTCAAGTAGGACTTTCTACAAATACCATTACTGGTATTGGAACTGCTGATCTTACCAGATCTAGACTTGAAGCTAGAACAACCAGTATTTCTGCCTCAGGGTCTCCAGGAATCAACACAGTTGCTGAATATTCAGAAAATTATCATGCTGCTTATTTCATAGCTCAGGTTACAGATACAACTAATACTTCAACTCAACTTTCTGAACTTATTATTGTTGATGATTACATAGATTCAACACAGAGCTATCAAACTTATGACACTGAATATGGTGTTGTAGAAACTGGTGCTGGACTAGGAACATTTGGATCTAGAGTTTCTGCTGCAGGAACTGTTTCTCTTGTCTTTACTCCAAATGCAAGTATCGACACAGTGGTTAATGTGTATATGAATGCATTATCTTTGAATGAAGATACCACATTATCCAATGAGATTGACTTCACTAATGGATCAATCAACAGTGACATAGGAGCTTATGAAGGTACAGAATCCGATGTTAAGAGAGCATTTGAAATGCAGCATGAAAATCTCCCAATCTTTGAGAGATACTTTGAAGCGAATGATGCTGGCATTGCTAATACAACAAATAATACGATCACAATTCCAAATCACTTCTTTGTATCTGGTGAGAAACTAGAGTATGTTCATGTTGGAGAAACTGATTCTGCCATCGGTATTGCAACAACTAGTTTTGTTGGTGCTGCAAATACAACTTTCCTCCCAGGAGAAAATCTATTTGCCGTTAAAGTTGACGATAATCTTATCAAGATTGCAACAAGTGCTGCAAATGCACTGAAGTCAATTCCTGAGGTAGTTGAACTTGAAAGTGTTGGTATTGGCACATCACATAGATTTGTGTCTACCAATCAAAATGCAAAAGTTATTGTCGCACTTGATAACATTATTCAATCTCCGATAGTTTCTTCTGCAGTTACTACAACACTTGCAGATCAAATATTATCCGTAGATAACTTGATATATTTTAGTGGGATAACGTCTTTCTTCGGATCAGATCTTATTAAGATTAATGATGAGATTATGAAGATTGAAGGGGTCGGTATTGGTAGCACAAATGCTATCAGAGTCCGTAGAGAATGGTTGGGAACAAGGATCGGAACTGCAGCAACTGGTGATTTAGTTACTAAAATTGTAGGAAACTACAATATCGTAGATAATGTATTGAACTTTGTAGAAGCACCATTTGGAAATACTCCAATTGGATCGACTACAAATCCACCAGATGAAAGAGATTGGACTGGCATCACTACTTCCTCTAGTTTCCAGGGAAGATCTTTTATAAGATCTGGTATTCAGGATACAGCAAATGAGACTTATCATAAAAACTATATTTTCGATGATATTTCTGCAGGATTCAATGCTACAGAAAGTGTATTTACACTTAAACAAAATCAGTCTAATACTTCCGGAATTGCAACAGAAGGTGCTATTGTCTTAGTTAATGACATATTCCAGACACCAGGAACTAATAAACAATATGCCCTGACTGAACAGTCTGGTATCACATCTATTACTTTCCAAGGAACTGAGACTGTTCCACTTGGACCAGACGTTGGAATTTCTAGTTATCCTAAGGGTGGTATCATCGTCTCAGTGGCATCAACAGAAGGTTTTGGTTATCAACCACTAGTTGCTGCTGGTGGAACTGCAATTGTATCTGGTCTTGGAACGATTCAATCCATTAGTATTGGAAATAGTGGATCTGGATATAGATCTGGAATTCAAACAGTTGTAAACGTAGGGGTGGGAACTTCTAGTTTGAGCACTGGAAATATTGAGTTTATTGGAACTGCTGCCATAAGTGGTGGTCATATTGTTAGTGTCGCAATCACTAATCCTGGTTCTGGATATACATCCACTAATCAACCTTTCGTAGTGTTTGATGATCCTTTAAGTTATTCCAATATGGATCTGGTGTATAGTTCTTCTTCTGTCACTGGATTTGGAACACATGCAACTGCAAATGTTGTTGTTGGTCAGGGATCTAGTGTTATTGACTTTGAACTCGTAAATCTCGGTTATGGATATGGTAATGGTCAGATCTTAACCGTTGCTATTGGAGGAACAACTGGTATTCCGACAACTTCTTCTTATTCTGGAAATGAGTTTCAACTGACAATTGATGAAGTTCATGTAGATGAGTTCAGTGGATGGTCAATTGGAACATTGGACGTTTTGGATGTAGTCGATAAATTTATTGATGGAACAAGAAAAGATTTCCCACTTACAAAAAGTGGTTCTATAGTTTCAATTGTTGCTGCTAGAGGATCTAAGATTAATGTTGAAGATGTTCTTTTGGTATTTGTTAATAATACTCTTCAAGTGCCTGGAGAAGGATATACCTTTACTGGAGGAAGCACTCTTGTATTTACAGAGGCTCCAAAAGTTGGTGACACTATCAGTATTCTCTTCTATAAAGGAAGTGGTGACAGTGATGTCGTCTTTAGAAATGTTATTGAGACAGTGAAAAAAGGTGATACTGTACAACTCAAGAGTGATAGATCAATTGGACAAGCATCATACTTGACCGAAGATGAAAGAATTGTAGAATCTGTAAAGTCTACTGATGTTATTGAAACTAACTCTTATGAGGGTCCAGGAAATACTTCTGATGTTACTCTTGAAAGACCTGTTGACTGGTGCAAACAAACAGAAGATATCTTTATTGATCAAATTGGTGTTGGTAAAGATAGAGAATTGTATGAACCAGTCATTAATCCAAGTGCATATCTTATCAAATCTGTTGGAGTGGGATCAACAGCAATCTACGTTGATAATTTAAGACCCATCTTTAATCCAAGCAATGAGCAGGTAGATTCAAACTTACTCTTCCAAAATAAGATTAAGTTTATAACACAAGAAACTAAGACAGGTGCAGCAGGAACCGCAGTTGTTTCTGGATTTGGTACGATTTCCTCCGTCGTCATCTCTGATGGTGGTGTTGGATATACGACTGCTACTGTAAGTTTTGGTTCGACTATTGGTGTTGGAACAACTAGCAGAGCATTTGGTAATGTTACTATTAGTGCTGGAGGAACAGTCACGGGAGTTGCTATCACAAGTCCAGGTGTTGGATATACTTATACAAATCCACCTACGGTTCTTATTTCACCTCCAACTTATTCAGAAGAAGAAGTAAGTGTAGATTCTTACACTGGTGACAATGGAATTATTGTTGGATTTGGAACAACTGCAGTTGGTGTTGGAACTACTCAACTTGTATTTGATATTCATATCCCATATGATTCTTTCCTCAGAGATTCTTCTATTGCAGGAACAGCAGTAACAATAAGTTCTATTAGTGCTAATGACTACTTTATTATTAGAAATTCTAATGTGGGACTTGGATCAACTTCTGTGACATCCTTTGACTCTGCAGGAAATACTGTCGGAGTCGGAACATCATTCGCAGATAATGTTTATCAAGTTTCCAGTGCAGAATCTATTTCAACTAGTGTTTCTGGGATATCTACATATGTAAGAAGACTATTTGTTGATGTTAATGATTTTGTATATGGTGTCTCTGGAATGACAACATCTGATAATTTCGGATCCTTTAGTTGGGGAAGAATAGACATTACTGCTAGAGCAGAGTCTAACTCTTATAATTCTTATACCTTAGGTGGTATTGGTATTTCTGAAGGAACTGGTATTTCTACATCAACGTTGGTTACAAGATCAAACTTCTTGAAATTCAAAAATTATATCGTTTAATCACTAATAAATAAAGAAAAACTCTGTCCAAAATGGCTGCCATTATAACTGATCAGATTAGAATATTAAATGCGAGTAATTTTGTTGCTGGTGTATCCAATGCTAGCAATTCTTATTATTCCTTCATTGGTTTAACTAATCCCGCAGATTATCAATCAGATTGGGATTCTGATCCTCCTGCTCCAAAAGATAATTTTGATCAGGAGAATGATTATTGGGATACGATGGTGGCGTTGAAGAAAATCAATACTGCTGATGCTAGACAGGTTGTTCCAAAAAGAACTTGGGCATCTGGAACAACCTATGACATGTATAGGCATGATTATTCTAGATCAAAAACAGCACCAGTTTCTGGTTCCACTAATCTGTATTCATCAAACTATATTGTATTGAATAGTGATTTTAGAGTTTATATTTGCTTACAAAACGGCACTGATCCAGACAATGCTGAAGGTAGACCATCCTTGGATGAACCAACCTTCACGGACTTAGAACCAAGATCTGCTGGAACTAGTGGTGATGGATATATTTGGAAATATCTTTACACAATTAAACCAAGTGAAGTTGTTAGATTTGAATCCACTGATTTTATGCCAGTTCCACCTGATTGGTTAACTGGAACAGAAAATGCTGCAGTTAGAGATAATGCTGTTGATGGTGGAATTAAAATTGTAACTGTTACTAATAAAGGTGTTGGACTCAGCACAGCAAATAGTGTATATACCTCAGTTCCAATTAAAGGTGATGGATCTGGAGCACAATGCACTATTGTTATTGATGCAAATTCGCAAGTAAGTTCTGTTACTGTCTCTAACCAAGGATCTGGATATACATACGGAAATGTAGATTTGGTTGCCGGTGGAGTTCCAACAGGGACTACAAGACCAAGTTTTGATGTTATTATCCCACCCCAAGGTGGTCATGGTGCGGATATTTATAGAGAATTGGGTGCATTTAACGTTCTCCTTTATTCTAGAATTGAAAATGATAGCACAAATCCAGACTTCATAACAGGAAATCAAATCGCAAGAGTTGGTGTTGTTGAAAATCCTCAGCAGTTTGGGTCAACCACTCTTCTTTCAGCAGATAAAGCAAGTGCTCTTAAAGCTTTAAAGTTAGTTGGCACTGGATATAGTACTGCAACTTTCGCAGGAGATTCTTACTTTACTCAAACTGTATCAACTGGCACTACAGCAGTTGGAAGAGTTGTAAGTTATGATCAAACTACTGGTGTTTTGAAGTTCTGGCAGGATAGATCACTTGCTGGATTTAACACTGTAGGAACGGCACAAACTCAACCTACTTATGGATTTGATCTCACTGAGTTTTCTTCCTCTCCAGGAACTGGTGGATCTTTAATTATATCTCCAACAACTGGTCAAGATCTATCAATTGATACCGTTTTTTCGGGTATATCTACCGTAATAAATAATCGTACATATTATCTTGGTCAAACTTTTGCTAGTGGTATCGCCAACCCTGAAGTTAAAGCGCAATCTGGCAGTATCATTTACGTTGATAATAGACCGTCCATAACACGGTCATCGAATCAAAAAGAAGACATAAAAGTTATTTTGCAGT